TCTTGGGCAAGAATGTCTAGTGCCATAAGTCTTGCTTGTAGGTCTACGTTGCCTAGCATTGATCCGATACGGCTTGCAATGCGTCCTAGGCTGACGTTGTGGGGCACTACGGCTGGCATCATGCCAATACGGTTTGGATAACTTGGTGATAACTGTTGCCATGGGGTAATCCACGGGCGTTCGCTTGACATGCGACGGTCATCAAATACTGGTCCGATAATACCGAATACAGTTTGGTCTAGGTCGTACCATTCAACACATTCCCAAAGGTCACGGTAGTCATCTTTATGGATTGGTCCACCTAGTTCTTGGCGTGATTGTGGGTAGACACGGCGCAAGAATTCGGCCGAGTGACGGGTAACGAACGCTACATATTCGGGTTGTCGTAGTTCTTCGTTGGCTGTCGGCTCAATATAGGTGCCGAGTGGGTCACGAATTTCAATGCGGGGAATGCCAGCATTGAAGTCTGGAATAACAACAAGACTGCAAGTGTGATAGGCGGCTAATTGGCGGTAGTAGCGACGACGACCAAGGTTCCATTTAGAGTTTGAGTAGGTTGCTGCTACGATCTTGCGTCGTTTGTCAGCATATTCACGGGACCTGCGACCGTTATCTTTCATGGGGTCAATGGCAGGAAAGACGTTGTTTGGACGTACTGAGGCGGCTCGCATAGCCATATTGTCTACGGCTTCAGCAATAAGTGCTGGTGTTAGGGGTGGGAGATTTGGTTCTTTGTCAATGTCGGGCATAGGAAGAATCCAGTCGCCGTCATAACGATCAAGAATATCCTTCATACGGTTAAGTACGGGACCTTGCATTGTTTGCAAGTCCTTCACTATGCGTGTTATTTCATCGAATGTTCTCAAACTTTTGCTCCTAGTGGAATTACTAACCCTGTTCTGGTACCTGACCAGGGTATTCCTTTGACTCTCCACGTTTCACTCGTATTAGTTTCTACGGGTTGTTTCCATCTTTGTCGCCAAAGAATCCATACAAACCATAGTGCCATTACTCTGTCTTGCCTAAGTTTACTACCTCTAGCACCTGGCCTCCATGCCTTTAGTTGCCTACATAGTTCCCCGATTTCGGTTCTAGTATAGTCATCTCCCGCCCATGGTAACACAATTTCTTGTCGCATGAATGACTCGCACATAGATGCTACACCTACTGACTCATCATATTTGTTCCAGCCAGTAATATGTTCTCGCATTGCGAACCCGTAGTGTTGTTGCATTTCTAGCAATCTTTCATCTCTTGCTAGGCCAGCTTGGAAGTTTTTAGTTTCAATTACTACGTCTGTTACTCGTCCTGTTAGGTTACAGGACTGAATAACGCTATCTAATGCTTGCATAATCTGTTCGTTGCGTCGGAATCCTACATCTTCACGGATGCGACGGACAATAAGTTTGCCTTCGGGGGATACTTCGCAGGCGATCACACAGTTTTGTGACCCTAGAGCGGGGTCTAACCCTACATAAACGATGTTGTCGGTAGGTATTTCGTGCTTTAAAGAGATCAAAGGGTTTAAACATTCGTCAACCATTTCATCTGTAAAGGTTCGGTTGCTGTTTGATGACCCTGGGGATTGCATATAGTTGCGATCCCAAGCTTCTTGACCTACTTTGCGTCGCTGACGGTCCAACATGTCTAGCGTGTAGCGTTCAGGCCATAGCGGTTTCTGTTCACCGCTCTCAAAATCGGTGATGATTGCCTTAAACTTGATGACTTTAAGGATGCCCTGTAAGTCTGTGTCGTCGGCTAGGCGACTGTAGATGTCATCTTCACCCACACGAGTTCCAGCGATAGTAGTAATACCGTGTTCGCCTGGGCGTGTGAGTGCGTCCTGTCGGAACCATTCTTCAATCTTGTTGGTTTGCGTATATGTTTTGACAGATTGAATGTCGTCAACATGAAGATGGTCGGTACGGGTTGAAACGATTGATGATCCAACACCAAGAGCCATCATCGTATAGTCACGCTCGTCATGATGTGACTTCTTGTAGACGTTAAAGTGGTCTGCGCCCCACGGTTGAGCCACTTTGCCTTGCCCTAAACCTACTGGTGGGCGGAAAGGACCCCATCGTTCTACATATTTAGGGAACGGACCACCTGGTTCCATACGGTTCTTGATACGACCAATAATCTTTCGAGCGATTGACTGGTTTTCTGAAGCTACCGTCTGCCTACGGTTAGGATGTAAAGCAACCATTTCGGACACATAGTTCTCATATGTGGTTGTTTTACCATGTTCCGGTGGCCAAAGAGCCATAAGAATATTACCTGGCGGTAGATTCTCTAGTTCTTGTAGGAATACAAGTTGGAACCACGCATATTCCATATCAAAGTACTCTTTAGCAAAAGAAGCGTGAGTACCGTTGTACTCACCTTCTTCTTGTGCCTCGTTTGCACGGATACGGTCTACTTCCGCAGCAAACTTCTTATCTCGTTTACGCCACTGACGATACGCCTCGTATCCGACACCAACTATCTTTAAAGCTTCCTGTAAAGGAACTTGTGCTTGCGTTAGTTGCAAGAACTGTTGCTGTCGCTGTACTGCACGCGAGTGGTGTGCGTTAGCGGCTAAAGCTTTTTTTATGGTTGGTTCATTCAGGTGTTTCAATATTTTCCACTACGTCAGTATTGGCGGCTTCTTCCGCTGGTACCAACTGCTGTAGAACGGTCTGCAAGATTGCGATTTGCTGTGCTTGCATTGCGATTTGTGTTGATAAGTTTTCGATAACTTTGTTAAAGTCTATTTGGTTATTCATTTGCCCCTCCTAGGGTGTGTCAGGTAATTGTACTGTATCAGATGGTTGCCATTCTTCGGGGGTGTTACCTTCAGCGAGCCATCCACCAGCAAGAAGTTCAGCGTATTCTTCGTCAGTCATTTCACGGACTAAATCGTCAATTTGAATGTTTGGTCGTTCAGTTTCCATTATGATTTCCTATATCCGTAAACGCGGATTGTTCCGGCTGTAATAGTTCCTGCTGATGGTGTCAAAGTAAAGGCCGTGTATTGGGTGTCATTGTCTAGAAAACCTCCGCTAGAAACTGCGTTGCCAGTAGTAATGGTTTGCACATAGCGACCGTTGTAGTGGGTTCGTTTTGCCAAATTAGGGTTGAACAATTCTATTTCGCCGTTGAGGGTGTTGGTGTTTGCAATGCCAGCTCGTGACCACGAAGTAGTGTTGCTGCCGTTTAATGACGAACTAGAGGCCGAAGCAAAAGTCATTGACAAAGCACCAAAATAATAGCCTGTCGCAGTTGCTCCCAAAGTCATATTAAGAGTTGCAATAGCTGAACCAGCACCGCCAGAAATAATTATTTTGTAGTTGTTGTAGTCAACCGAAAAAACGTCTGTCACAGTCACACTAGACACGCCAGTGCCGATAACCTGATCTTTGATAAATATTAAACCAGGGTCGCTAGTAAGGGCAACAGTACCTGTAGCATCAGGCAAAGTTAAAGTATGGTTAGTCGTCAAAGTAGTAGGTATCAATTTTGTTGTTAAAGAAGTAGTGCCACCAGCACGACCAGCAAATTGAATACCATCTTGAGTTGCTGCAGCACGAATAACTTGGTTGCCAACAACATCAAGGTTAGACGTTGGTGAAGTTACGTTAACACCCACACGGTTATTGGTTGAGTCCACTCTCAGCGTATTCGTGTCTACTGTCAGATCGCCCGTAACATTAAGACTTGTTAAAGTTCCAACAGAAGTGATTGCTGTTGCTGCTGCTGGAAGTCGCGCATTATTTAACGTGCCCGAAATTAAATCGCTTGCATCTGTTGTTGCTAAAGCATCACTACCAGCAGGTCCCGTAGCACCTGTAGCACCCGTAGGACCAAGTTGAGTATACATTACTTGAACCGCAGTCAAAATAATTGACGGAACAGTAGGAGAAACCGGCGAAGTACCCGCAGGCAAAGATTCAATAGTTAAATCAGTACTTGAACCCGACCACCAAACTTCTACATAATCAGTAGCAATTGCTGTTGCCACATAATTAATAGTGATCACTTGACGATTAGGAACTCCAGCAGATTTTCTTGGTTGTAAATCTAACTCGGTTGCTGAATCAGGATAATCAACACCATTTTTGCGCACCCAAAAAATAGCTTCTTCAACACTGTTAGCTAAGTTAGTTATTTGAATACTAAAAGTTAAACTGTATGTTCCATCATTAGCAAAAGTAACTCTTGAACCTGACGCAATAGAAACACCGTTTGCTTCTGCTGTAGTATTTAAACTAACAACTTGTGCTGTCGCTGTATTAGATAATGGTTGATCGGTCGTATCATAAAACGAACCATAATATCCGAGTGCTCCACCAGCTCCCGTTGCTCCCGTAGGGCCTGTAGCACCAGTACTACCAGTAATACCTTGAATTCCTTGAGGACCAGTAGCGCCTGTAGCGCCTGTAGCACCAGTAAGACCGATAGGTCCTGTAGCGCCAACGTCGCCTTGAATACCCTGAATGCCTTGGATGCCCTGAATACCTTGTGCGCCTGTAGCACCAGTAGCACCAGTCAAACCAATTGGTCCTTGAGAACCCGTAGCACCAGTAGCGCCAGTTGGGCCAGTCGCTCCGGTAGGTCCAGCAGGACCAGTCGCTCCCGTAGCGCCTGTCGGTCCAGTAGCGCCTGTCGGTCCAGTAGCACCGACAACACCTTCAGGAACAGTAAAATCAAAAATTGCGGCAGAGGACGAACCTGAGTTCGTCACTACTGCCGCTGTACCAGGAGCGCCAGTCGTCGTCGCCCCGACAGCGACCGTGGCAGCAGTCCCAGTAACACCCTGGATACCTTGGATGCCCTGAATACCTTGTAGACCCGTTAATCCACGGGAACCTTGCTCAATAACAATAGTGGTATCGGAACCAATAACAGTAGACGAGTTGCCGTTAACATCACTAGTTGTATAAACAATAGTGGTGTCATCAGAAACAGGTTTAACTACTGTCGAATCATGCACGACTAATATCCGCCTCTACTTCGGCTTCGCCTTCAAACCGAGTATGGACACTACCGTCAGAATATGTGCGTTGCACATCATAAAAATAAAAACCTACCGGAAGAGCAGCAGTCTGAGTAGAAGTCAAACTAAACTCCCAAGAACCCTGAGCAGCATCAATAATCGTCGTAGTAAAAGTAGCTACAACTGTGGCCGACTCGGAATCGGAACGGATCTGAATTAGAAACGTATTGCCTGTAAGATTAGAAAGAGTACCGTCATCATCATATTCGGTAACGGTATGCGTATAGGTATCACCACGACGGATACGAATCTTTCTTTTCGGGACACGAGCCATAGCTACCTAACTTTCAAATCGATCCCCACACCACGGACAATATATCACACCAAGAACACAATCCATCAACCTAGCATGAACCTCAGCGGAGTCAGTGTCATGTTCCCGTTTACTCCGTTTAAAAGTAAAAGGCGAAGCCCATCTCCCTTCAAGATACGCAACCAAACATATATCTTCAAAAATGATGGCAGAAGAAGAGGAAGATGACATACCCCTATGATACCATCTCCCACAGGAAGCGTCTCTAAAGAAATTTTTTTGTAGATGCACCGTACAGCTTACGCTCACAACTGATCACCGACAAGAAGCAGAAGAGGCTTCTAACAGACCCGCCCCCTTGCACGGGGACAGAGGATGACACACCGAAAGGTGGGTAGACCTTCGCACTTGATGCGAGGGAGCAGCGTCCAAACGTCACAAATGAATCTGGTTCTCCGTCCTGCAACACCGGCCACCACAACAGATATGTTGAAACGGTGGGGGGATAACCTACAACAGACTCCTCCTGGCTTTTAAATAAGTAAACAATGTCACTGTCACAGAAATATCAAAATAGACAGGACGATATATATACGATGGGGGTGCTGGCACATCTGCTTATAGAAAACCGACAACTGCTCAGGGAGAGCATGGGCGCGGTGCGCCCCACCAAGGTGCCAGTATGCGAAAAAGTGTACGGCATTCCGAATGTAGTGTCGTAAGTTGACTGCCCCCAGCATGTCGCCAAGCAAGCGCCGACCACGTTGACACCACACTGTCGGCTTCGGCGCAAGGTCAACCGCCACCGTACCAGCATCACACAGCACATGACTGTGGGTTGGTGGTGTGTGTGCAGGCGTGTTGTGTTTGCTTATTGGTTGGTGTGTGCCCGTTGGTTGTGGGTTGGTGTACCACGCAGGTCTAGGGCTTTTCCCGCCTTCGGCGGGCGTTGCCACGGGGTGGCTCCGCTTGTTTTGGTGGTGTGTTTGGTGTCGGTTTGTGTTGTTAGATAGCGTTGTCTTACGGTTGGTACCCATTTTTTTGCGCATTTTTTTCTTTTGGGGACGGTCTGAGCCGAGGTCTCAGACACTATTCCGTGAGCCAGCGCAGGGCGCTGTCTCTCTCCATGCGCGCCGAGCCGAAGGGCGCGTCTCGTCACGAACGACAGAGATAAGGTCAAGGACGCGGGACACCCGCACCCGTCACCCTCCCCTCTAGGGGAGGCTTCTCTACTGCCTGTCGCAAGCGACTTCTATTACGTAGGGCGCTAGGGCGCCACGACATATTTAGGGCTACAGGGTGGTGCCATTCGGGTCCCCCCTCCCACGGCGAGGGCAGTCGGTGGTGCTTCGCGGACCTGACCCTTTGAGACCCTCGCTCAATCGTGGGTGGTGACCCCCAAACTTTCGGGACGCTCAAGGGGAACTGATGGTTTGGAGGCTTCCGAGGCT